ATAACAAGTGATAATTTTTTGTCCGCCGCAGAAACTGTCTTTGTTGCTTCTTCAATCTTTGCCGTCCAAGTCTGCCCAGTCACACTGTCTTTAACTGTAATATAGTCGCCAAGATTATATTTTGTACCAAAATCATCTATTGCCCGCACATCTACTTCATAGCTATTGTTAGATATGTTTCCCGACGTTTGGTTCAATGCATAATCTTCAATATCTGCGACTGTATCGACAGATACGTCTATAGCGATTTCTTTCCGTTTTATGCCTGACGGGACATCATAATCACGATATACAACCCTTGTGACATCTGTGCCTGTGGCGTATATTGCATTGACAAGATTTTCGTTTCCTCTCTCATATTCTTCCGAAAATAAATTTCCTCTTTTTCTTGAGAATATCACAGGCTCGTGTACAGACTGCTCTATCGACCTGTCTATACCTCTAAGCATATTAAAAATAAAATTATTACTTTCAAAATCTCCAACGATTTCATAACCTACCATAGCATTCCTGCATAAATCGGAAACAACCTCAGAAAGCGGTTGAAGCCTTGCTAAATAACTATCATTTTCTTTTCCCTGAACTCGTTGACCTACAACAAGCCGAGGCATTTTTCTCTCATTGTCCTCCGTTTCCGTTGCGTTTCGTAACAAATAGTGTACAACACAACTGTCTGTTGTACCTTGCATAGGGTCATAATCATCATAAATACCTCTTATACTCTTAACTCCTACCGTGGTTATACGCATATCAAGAAACCCGTTGAGGTCTGTGCCTGTTACGGTAATACGCTCACCGCTTCTCTTAATATTGCTTACTAGCAGCCAATCGTTGTCAATATACAAGATATTGTCCTCAATTATTTTTTCAATATTTTGCTTTGTAACAGGCAGTACAAGCGTGAAATTACCTGTTCCTACAAACTTCTTTGTATATGTGTACGAAATAATTCTGTCAGTCTGAAATAAAAATTCGTTCTGAAATGTATTCGATTGTGTCGGATATGAAAAAACTTTCAAAAGCAATTACATCACCCCCAACAATATGTTACTGTATTTAATCGTTGCATTAAGATTAGATAGAAGCTCATTTTTCCCGTGTTTTAGGCAAAAATCTTCTATGTCGCAAGTTATATCAATAAAGCGTGATACATCTCTCCCGTCGGGTGTTTTCAGTTTGAAATTCAAAACATCAAGTATAACTTTTCCGCCTCCGAATTTTATCAATCTGATTTCTTTATTCGTAGTTTTATTTGCAAGTGTGAAATTTGCGTTAAAATCCGGAATAGTAATCATAAGTTCTCTGTTATCAATAAACGATGGTGAGTTAACAATTATTGACGTATCTGCGGGCAATTCGATTTCGTTTACTCTTGTACTTTTGAAGTACGGATAATCACAAACTAAGTCAACCGTAAAACGATATATCCAGGGGACCTTGCTGTTATCATACGTCGGACTTTCCTGAGGATAGCAGTTAATTTCATAGTTTCCGAAATCTGTTTCAATCTCAAGAGTACCGTTCGACAACGGGTTGAAGCACTCTGTAATTTCTGATAATATTTGTTTTTTGAACATTCTCATATCATCGGAAGAAAACATAACCGCCAATTCACATATAACCGTCCTGCTACCAAGGGTTTTACTTGTAGTTACCTGTCCCAAACAATTTGGAATTATGTCTGTTGTAAATACACCAGAAATACTTGTTGCGTTAATTTTTTCAAGATAATACGGTGCTTTGTCACCAAATTCAAACATAAGTCCGTTTTCTGAACAGTATTTTATCTTTTTTCGCATTTCATCACTCCTTTGGATATAAAAATTGAACAGTTTATTACCATACTCATGGCATGAAAAAAGCACCCTCAAACGAGAGTGCGTATCAAATACGGATACAAAAACTACTGCAACATCAAAAAATTACATTTTATGATTTTTATTTACTGTAAATCGCATTAAGCAGTTTATCAAGCATTTGCTGATTACTGAGAGCGTTTGAAACAATCTGTATATTCCTTGTATCGGAATTATTATTAACTATATAAGAATTTGTCTTTGCGCCCTCTTTCAGCGAATCGAAATAGTCCGCCGCACTGTTCGCCGCTTTTTGCAAAGCTGTTACCATCGCATCACTGCTGCTCTTGTAGGAATCATATCCATTTTGTAAGCTATCTTTTTTATCAGACGCACGCCTTTGCCACCATATTTCAGATTGTTCATTTAATAAATCCTGCCGTTTACGCTCAAGCTCTCTGCGGCTCAATTCGTCCAATTGTGAATACCGCAGCTGTGCATTAACCTCATTCAGTTCTTTTTGTGAGTCCCTATCTTCATTCAGCCTCTTTCTCGCTTCAATTTCCGCGTCTATTGCGGCGATGGCTTTATCCTTTGCCTTTTCTCTCGCCGCAGTTTCTTCTTCAATCTTTGCGATACGCTTATCAATGAGTTTGTTATATGCCGCTTCGGCAAGCTCGTATTTCTTTATGCGCTCGTCCTCGGCTTTTTGTGCAGCTTTTTCGGCGGCAGAGGTATCACTGCTACTTGATTTACTTGATTTATTTGAATTGTTGCTTTTTTTGCTTGAACCGCCAAAAAAATCTCGATAACTTGTTGTTGCTGTTATTGCTGAACCTATGAATTTATCTACTATACTTTCAGCCGTTTTATATTGCCATGAATTCTTGTTAACACTTCCGTTTTTTAATAAATCCTCGACATCTATCGGTTTAAATTCCCCTGTGTTCATTTCCGTAGGACCCTGGATTTTTGATGCAGTTTCTGTAACCATAGCTTCTTTCGCATCTTGCAAATTTTTAAAATTATGCAAATCAATACCATACTGTTCTTTTGCCTTATTCACAAAATCCGCATTTGCATTTATCAATTCATTATAGAAAGTATTACTTTTTCCGGCTTTTTGAGTGATAACACTTATATATGATGTCAAATCATCTTGATAAGTGTTTTTCATTGATTTAATCAATGTTTTAGCGTCAGTAAGACCGAGCATATACTTATAAACTTCATTCTCCAAATCTGGGTACTTATCTATGATAGTTTGAAGTGTAGAAGCTGTAAGCTTTCCGTTTTCCTTGTACTCCTTTTCTGCATTCGTCACGGCGGTAGTTTTCGATGCCATCTCTGACATTTTGTCGGACAGGGTTTTGACACTCTCGGCAGCGTTATCGGTCTTTGAGGTAAGTTTACTTGTACTGTCCGTCAAGTCATCGGTTTCGCCTGAAAGGTTGCTGTATTCGCCGTACAAGTCCTTTATTACGCCCTCGTATTTGTTTATGGTGCCGGTTACTTCTTTGTATTGCCCGTTGAGGTTTTCCCATGTTTCATATAGCCTTGTCAGCTTACCATAGTCATAGCCTGCATCCTCTGTTATATATCGGTTTTCGCTGTCCTTTAATTCTTCTATTAAAGTTTCACGATTTGCGGATTTCAGAAAGTTACTTCCATTAGTGTTATTGCTATCGTTTATGCTTCGTATAATCTCTTTTGCATAATCCGTGTAAGCCTTTCGAGCTGCCAGTACATCGTCTGAGGTAAGCTCATTATCACGCACGTTATACGCTTCTTTGAGTATATCCTGAGCGTTTTCGAGTTTGATTTTCGCCCTAAGTCTTTCAATATATTCGTCAATATTTTTGCTAATGTCTTGGTATGCTCCGCTTTGGTCTTTCAATGCGCTTGTTGTCGTACCAAGAGATTTAGCTAAATCTGCCGCAACATTGTCAAGTTCTCTCTTCTCTGAGGCGGTCAAATTTACCTTTTTTCTCAGCTCGTCATAGTGTTCCTTTAGCGCTTCAAGCACAGAAATTTCGGTTTCGGAGGACGCTTCTTTATCGTCAGCGGCGGTTTTTGCGTCCTCTATTGCCTGCGTATAGTCCTCTATTTCGGCGGTTGCGTCCTCCGTTGCAGACTTTGAGGCGTTCATCGCAGTTGTTCCCGCAGTGATTGCGCCGACCAAACCTAAAATAACGCTTGCCACGGCGACATACGGGTTAGCGGAAACTGCGGCATTGTTGGCTATTTGCGCTGTGGTTGCCGTCTCGGTAGCCTTTGTTAATAGTTTAAAGCTATTGATTAAAACGGCTATGAAATTTCCCGCTGCAGTCGCCGCCTTAAACGTGATAAAGCCACCCGTCAGCCCCGCAAGTGCAGATGTCACCTCAGGTAAGTGTTCTGACACCCATGAAATGATGTTTTTTATATTAGGAGTTACATCTTCAACAATAGGCTGTAAAATATCTACTTCAAATTGTCTACCAAGAGCCTCAATCTGACTGCCAGCATCATTGTACTGTATATCATTGATTTCCTGCATTGTACCAGCAACATCTTTGTATGTATCATTGACATTATTAAGGGCTTCGATGACTTTCATTGAATTATCTTCACCGAGTGCAGACCAACTGTTAGAAGCTGTCGCAAGTTTATCGGCAAGGTTTGAACTTTCGTTCAAGTCGTTAATCATCGAATCAAAAACATCTTTTTGTGTTGCCTTACCGTTTTTGAAGCTCTCGAAAATTGTCGCTGTCTTGTCCGAGAAGCTGTCAATGTTCTCCGAAAGCCTACCATCGGTAATAGAAATAGCAATTTCTTTAACAACATCGTTTACTTTATCAAGAGTGTATGCACCGCTGTCAACGCCGTTTTGTAGAATTGAGAACATTTCCTCGGCTGAAAATCCCGCCTGCGCCCAAATCTGCGTGTACTCCGCTAAGTTGTCGGTCAGCTCGTGCGACTTGTCAAGCCCGTTCTGCGAGCCTGTGGCGATTAGGTCAAAGGCTTCGTCCGCAGTCGTTCCCATACTTGTCATTAAAGCGTTTACGCCGCGCAGATTTTCCTCAAAGTCAGAGCCGAAAGTATTGCTTAGAGCTATTGCCTTTTCGGTTATGCTTTTGATTTTTTCAGGGTTGCTTTCGTTAATATTTTGTACGACAAGTCCGAGCTTATCCGCAACATCTTGTAAATCATCACCATAACCCGCCTTGTAAATGTCGTACATTTCGTCTTTAAGCTCGCCCACGGCTTCGGCGCTCATGCCTGTTTTTGCCTGCAAGCTGTTCAAAGCTTGCTCTGAAGATACAGCCATTTCCTTGAACTTGTCAATTGCAACATTCAAAGCGTCCGAAACAAGATTCGAAATAGCGCCTTTCAGAACAGTGAAACCCTCGCTTGACTTTCCGAGAGAATCGCCTAAATCCTTTGATTCATCGGTCACGGCTTTCATTTCCGTTTTCAATGTTGCTTGAGTTGCTTTCAAGGTCGCAACTTGGTCTTTGTTCTCTTTAATTTTTTCGGTTGTCTTGGCGTATTGTTCTTTTTGCGCTTCAAGCGTTTTTTGGGTTTCCTTAAGCTCCTGTTTCAGCTTATCATATGCCTGCCGCTGTTCGTCCGTCACATCGGAGGATTCAGACATCGCCTTTTTAAGCTCGTCAAGCTTTTCTTTCTGTTCTTTCTCGGTTTTCTTTGATTCGGACATAGCCTTGTTAAGCTGTGTTTGTTCTTTCTCAAGCTCTTTGATTTCCTTGTTTGTTGCCTTTATTGCGTCTTGATTTTGGATAAAGGACTTGTTGAGTTCAATAAGCTTTGACTTTACCTTTTCGATTCCTTCGGCAAAGGAACTTGTATCCGCTCCGAATTTCGTTGTAAATTCTCTGCCCGCCATGGCTTCACCTGCTTTCTTTAGGGTATGAAAAAAAGCACCCTTTTCAGAGTGCTTTTCTGCAAGTTATTTATTTGTCAAAAAATATTTTTTAATTTATAAATAAATCATAAATATTACAAATATCAAATCTAATTTTGATTAGTTCTATAAACAGAAGCCCTGTTGCAAGAGTATCAACGCCTGCTCTGTGTGCGTTTTCAAAATATATATATCGTTCAGAACATAAAGTTGATAATTTGTAATTTTTAGCATCTTTAATTAATGATTTACTTAATTGAAGTGTGTCATAAAAATTGGTTTTATCATAATTAAGTTTTAATCCACTATTATGCAAAAACATTATATCAAATTCTGCATTATGTGCAACAATAGGTAAATCGCCTATAAAGCTTCTTAAAGATTTTTCAATTTGAGCGAAATATGGAGCATTTTCAACCATGCCATCCGTGATATGGTTAACTCTACTTGCAGAAGCAGAAATAGGATTATGAGGTTTAATCAAAGTTGAAAAAATTTCTACTGGTTCAAAATTTATAAACTTTATAGCAGAAACTTCAATAATCTCATCTCTGTGCGAATTTAATCCTGTTGTTTCAGTATCTATTACTATAAAATTACAAAATTTAGAAAGCTTCGTCTTTTTAGTTATATTTTTAGATTTAAATTCAAAATATGGAATTATTTCCATTTCTGAATTGTCTATTTCAATTTTTGATTTTGGAATGCCTTGTAAAACTGTATCAAACATTTTTGTTTGATATATATGAGAATCGTATTCATTTGGTGCATATCTATAAGACCTGGTTAAATACTGCTCAAGCGCTTCTTTATATTCAAATGTATAGTTTTTAGCATTTTCAATTTTCTTAAGCGCCTCGAATGCTTCGCAAATTTCATTTTCTGTTTTTTTAAAAGCATTTTGAATTTGCTCTATAATTTTGGGATGATAAAGTAAAATAACCTTACTTTCTTTTTGTTGCATTAGCTTTTCAAATCGTTCTTTTGCCGATTGCAATTTTGCCTTTCGAGTTTCCAGTGGATTAGAAGAGTCTTTAGCATAAAGACCATCTTCGTCTATCTTATCAATTATGCGTTGCCCGGACGCAATATAATAATCTACACATCTATTACACATACCATTCTTGTCAAGATTAAAAGATATTTTACCGCATTCTGTACATCTAAACATAAAAATACACCCCTTACATATAATTTTATTGACATTATACACCAAGAAATCACAAATGTAAAGAATGTTTTTATATTTTAATAAAAATCATCAATCATCATCAAAAATATTCACCTCAAGCGGAGCTTCCTTTAAGCCCTTGACAATCAAATAATCGTCTATGCGCTTGTAAATTTCGCCGAGTGTGCTTGTCCAAAATTCCGAGTTCGGGCGGCGCAAAACGTCACAATACAAGGCTCTTATTTGCCCGTAATCTGTTTCATGCCGCCCCTCGTCAAAATCCTCGCTTTCAGCTCCGTAAACGGGTTCGGGAAAGCTGGCGGTCAGCGCACGCATAAGCTCAACCTTGACCGCAAGCAGGTCGTCAATTTCAATTTTCCTGCCAAGCTCGTCAAGCGTTGGTTTTATTCCCGCCCAGTCACGATTGATAACGGCTTTTTTGTTTTCGGGCAAATCAACGATTCCCGCCCTCACAAGCTGCAAAATATCCTCTATGCTCCAGTCCTGCGGACGTATCAAGAGCATATCCTCAAGTGGCTTATAGCACTGCTCCAAGCAAAGACGGCTGTTCAGCGAGTACCGAACTCGGTACTCTGCGCCGCCGATGTGAAGCATATAACTTTTACGCTCCAAATCATTCAGCATTTATATTCCTCCTTGCTGGGGTTGTCGCCCCAAACCTTGCCCAAAGGCAGAGCCTTTGGAAACCGCAAGAAAACTTTTGTGTACTTCGTATTCCTTGACGATAGTTTATTCTCCGCTTGACGCAGTGGTTTCTCCGTGATATTCGGCATTTGTGAACCATTTGCTTATCAGCTCGGTGTCTGCTGTCGGGTCAACATCACGGCGAACATATTTGAATACGCCTGTATCGGGGTCGGGAGTATATGTGCCACTGAGGGTCTTTGTACTCCAAGAAATTCCGCTCTTTGTGACCTGCTGTTCCTGCTCCTGCCCAGGCGCAAAAAGTACTCTGACGTACTTTGTAAGCTTGAGCTTGCCGTTATGCTGACGGCTCTGATACGCAACCATTGTATAATTGCATACATCTGTTTTAGACACAATATTTGTGCCGTTCTCGTCTGTTTCGCCGAAGAAAAGCACCCTGTCGGCGGCGGTCAAATCCGTAAGCCCAAGTTCAAGCGTACCGCCCATATTTGCGCTGTAGCTCGCCACAGCTTCTCCATCGCCGTATAAATCATCTGATACGGTGGTTGGGTTGTCCGATACCGTCATAAGCCTTTTGACGAGTGAAACCGCATTGCCGTAAGTAGTGCTTTCCTCGCCCTCGGTTCTTTTCCAAACCGTGAGATTCTCAATATTTGTTACTGTTTTTACGTCATTCTTTGACATAACTTATTCCTCGCTTTCTAATTCTATCGAATAATCATATATTATGTGTCGCTGTTGAGGTTCGTCAGCTCCGAAAGACGGAGTTTGCGAACCAACGTACTGAAAGCCACCCTCAAGCAGAGCTTCACGCACAGCTTTTTCAAGCTGTCGGCATTCCGAAAACTGCATAACATCACAGAAAAAGTGCAGGCTCACGGTATATTTTTGTGTTAAAAAATCCCCGTCACCGTAAAGTGAGGGGGATTCCCACGTTGAATAAACCATATAGAGTGGTGGCTCATCATCTCCGAAGTTCGGCATACCGCAATAAAACGGTATATCAAATTGTGTTAGTATTTCATCGATTAAGCTATAAATCATTGTTAATCTCCCAAGTTGTCAACAATATCATTAAAAGCCTTGTCAACCTTCTCTGAAGCACTTTCAATTTTATTGTCAAAGCCCCTGCGAATGTGCGAAAATTCTTCTATTCTGCCGTTTCGTTCTTTGATTTCTTTTATACCGTCACGAGTTTTTCGTTTGCGGTATATATACCCTCGATTTTTAGATTTACCAGGTCTGCCAAACTCAAAGACTACTCCATAAAGCCATTTTTTTACATCTTCATCGCCTGTATAACCAATCCTATAATATTGTTTTCCTTTGGTGGTTTTTTCAGCTTTACTGTGTATGTATCGGCTTAGATTATGCGACTTCTGGGAGATAATCCGTTTTTGTTCCTGTTCAATCATCTTTGCACCTTTCTCAAGTGCTTCCCCGACATCTGCATTAAGTCTATCGCCGCATTTATCCAAAGCGTTTACAAAGCTGTCAATATCAGGTGGAGTAAGACTAAAAAATTCTCCCATTTTATCACACTCTCGAAACTGTCAGCTTAACAAATAATTCGTTTATTGAGGTTGTCACACTCTCGATTTTGTAACGAATTTCATTAATGCTGATATGTGTATAATTTCTTGAATATTCTGAACGATATAGATGTACTGATAAATCAGCCTTAATTCCTATGCTTTCAGCCTTTGTTTTAGTTGTCATACTTGGCAAACTTACACAGCCCCATACTGTGCGACTATTGACAGTTTTTGGTTCAGGATTACTGCCATAGCCTTGCTTGCGTTCTTCAAGTGTTACTCTATCCTTAAACACTATCGCTTGCATATTTTTTCACCTCGCAAAAAAATTTTTACAAAAAATTTTTACAGTGCATATGGAGAATATTCTCAACAGCAGGATTCGGCTTATCATTGCCTGAACCGCTGAATCTAAACAAAAAATAATCGTTAGCCAACATCATAATAGCCAACGATACATCTTCAAATTCTTCAAGTTCTTCCAAAGTACAGCCAGTAAATCCAACTGCATACGCCTTAGCAGAAGCAAGACAAGCGGTTAAAATTTCGTTGCTGTCATTACTGCTTATTCCGCAGTATTCTTTTACACTGTCAATCGTAATTTCGCTTATTTTCACGCTTCATCATCCCTTATCCCTTAAGGACCTAATGTTCCTTTGCAGACAAGCTTTGCAATCTTCTGAGCGTTCTCAATCTTTGCATCCATCTCAAGCCAACAATCAATACCGATTGCGTGTTGTGTACTGAACTTTTCTGTATAAACATTAAACTGTGAATTTTCAGAAATCTTAACTGCAAGTCCGCTCATATCGCCGTAGAAAATTGCCGTCTTGCCCGCAGCCATATCAGGCATATTGTCAGATATATAAACAGGCTTACCAAGAAGTGTGTATCTTGCGGGAGCGGTAAAGTCACGCTGCAAGAGAAAATTGCCGTCACCATCTTTTAATTTGCGGATTTTTGTGCGTGTACTCTTTGCCATAATCCAAACTGCACCATTTTGATAAACATCTGGTATGCTTTCTTGCAAATCGATAAGTTCATCGGCGGTAATAGCTGTGGCAGAAGCAGCCGTAACAGACTGGGTAACACCGCTCAAGCCCTCAATTTTTCCTGTTGTACCATTAAGGAGCTGATTTTCAATCCATTGTGAAATATTGACTGCCATATGCTGAATTGTGTAGGAAACTACATCAAATTTAGCGTTATTGATAAGCGATTTTGAGATTTTACAAAGAGTAGCCGCAAGAAATCCTGTCAATGAGATTGACTTAAAACTTGCCGAAGTGCTTTCAAGCTCTGTAAATTCAGTCGCATAGGCCATTTTATTGTCGCTTGTAGCTGTGTCGATATACGGAATTGTAAGGGTACCACCCATTGTGTACTTTGTTGCAAGTTCAAAAATTGGGCAAATTTCCTTTACCTTGTCGATAATCTTATTTGCAATAGTTGTCGGGATAATAGCTCCATTCGCACCGAATGTAAGGTTCGTGTCGGCACGGGTTTCAAGAGCTTTCGGATTGCGTATATAGCTTTCAAAGGCTCTTATTTCCGCTTCTTCAGTAGTTTCTTTTTGTTTCTTGCCGTCGTACTCGTTGATTTCGCATTCTCTTGTTTCCTGTGCTGCCGAAATTGTTGCATTAAGCCTTGTGATTTCAGACTTAATTTCATTGTAGCGGTTAAGTTCTGTTTCCTCAAACGCTCTGTTCTCTGTCTTTGCCTTGCTGATGAGAGTGTCTGCCTCATCAAGCAAAGCATTTTTCTTTTCGATTAGTGCTTTCATAATAAATTTACCTCTCTTTCAAAATTTCAATTTCTTTTTCATATACTTCAAAACTTATTTTAGGCGGTTCTCGGCTGTCAACTGTCTTAATTTCTTCAGCAATTCCTCTTGTTTCAAAAACATTTGATTCCTCGCCCCGAACCTCGACCGAAGTGCCAAAATATGCGGGTGTTTTATCGAGGATTGAAACCTCTTTCAAGTCAATATCTTCAAGCGTTCGCCTGTCAATCTCGCCCTCTTTGTCCCAGCTTTCACCCTCTGCGACAAAGCCGAACGACCAGCCCCGCAATTCGTTCCGCTGTGCCTTTTCGATAACCTCAGTATCGTTTATAACCGCTCTCGCATAAAGACCGATATTGTCCTCATAAAGTTCAAGGTTGCTTGTTGTATCTCCCAGCTTGCGACTGTGATTAAATCGAAGTTCTATTGGTGTACCTCGCTTAATTGCTCTGTCAAAAGTTCCTGCCTTAACCCTTTCAACAAAAGAACGAACCGCCGTTGCACCCTTACCTTTCGGCATGATTCTGCTATCACGCTCAACAGCATTCACATAGCCACTTATGACAGCCTCATTGCTACTTCTGATTTCAATTTGCAATATTCT